TGCGCTGCATTTTCTGGACCGTGACCGTTCTGCGTAGCGACGGCGGCACCGGATATAGAAGGCTGACGGTTGAGCGCCCTGCAACTACCAAACGCCCCATTCTGACCGATGGGGCGTTTTCTTTTGCGGTCATACTTGCCAAACCGTTAGTAACGGTTCTATACTTCATACCATCATCAACCAATGTGAGGTGTGAAATGAAAAAGTTGGCAATCGCGGTAGCCGTAGCGCTCGCATCTGTTAGCGCTCACGCACAGGACTGGTTCCAGTTTGAGGCAGGCGTCGGCGTCGGACTCGCGAAAGATATGGGTGACGGCACGTGGATTCAGGACGGCTCACCTGACAATCGTGAGAAGTTGACGTTCCCCGTTATAACTGCTGGTATCACGGGCGAACTATATCAGCGTGGTTCGGTCGATGTGCGCTATCACGCTGACTATGCGTACCTTGGCGAGCAACGCGCGAGTGTAATGGGCGTGCCTGACGATCAATACAACGGTCAGACGCATAGCATCACCGGATACCAGGGTGAACGATTCAGCCCATTCAATGGCCATGGTCACGTGCAGGGCATCCCTGTGACACTTGACGTCGGCTATACGCTCTACGGCTGGCGCGTTGGTGTCGAAGCGGGCGTTTGGGCCTACTGGCAGACGTGGCACGAATCGTTGTACAACCTTGCCGACCAGTGGCAAGACCTTTCCCACAAGACGACAGTACAATTCGGCTATGTTGTCGGCGCGAGCGTATCGCGCGGTCCATTGAGTCTGTCGTACCGTTACTACAATGTGCGGCAGTTGTGGAACCCCAATCCGGGCCTTGTGACCGGCGCAAACGTTGTAACTCTCACCTATCGTTTCTAGGACAAATTCAAATCATGGCAAAACAAACTGAACTTGGTAGCTTGCTCAAGTCGCTGCACCGCGCGATCTATGCGCATGTCGACTTGAGCCGCACGCCGCACGTGGCAATCACCGACGTGCGGTTGAAACACACGGAGGAAGAAGTCGACAAGGCGACGAAACGCTTGTTCTCATACTTCGACAAGATGCAAGAACAGATCGACACCGGTGAGCGCGACAAGACGGCATTGCGCGACCTGTTGATACACGCGCAGGACACTTCTAAACGTCATGGGGAGTGTGTACAGGCGGCAGGGAAGGTAGGCGTAACGTTTCGTCAGGAGAAGTCGCCGGGCGGCACGTTTTCTTGGTATGTGGCGGAATTGCCCGGCAGTGCATCGACGGTGGTCGCACCATTTGTAGTGAAGTTTCCATTTGATTTGCAAAAAGTAAAGGATGGTGCGCCAATTCAATGCAAAGTTGCAAAAGGACACGAAGGTGGCAAGCTGTGGTTTGACGCTCGATTTATCGGCATGTCGGGCGATGATGTAGTTATAGATAGCGATCTACGTGGGCTTGAAAAGGTCGTGACGTCTGATTTGCGTATGAAGATGAAAGCGCCATCTGAACTCACGCTCTATGCGAACGTCGCGCGCAATCAGGGACTCGACGGCATCAAAGGTGCGGTCTATGCCACATATACTGAGGCGAATACCGCTGCGGCGAAATTCCCCGGCCAGCACGTTGTGACAGCATTCCCGGTAAAAGTGACCGTCACTTTGTAACAACATGTGACCGTTACTAACGTTTTTACGGTATAATCAATGCTCCTACTAAAGGGGGTAGTGTGAAAAGTTGGGCACCTAACAAACTTGTGCAGGACGACCAGGACGTCGCATACGAACCAACAGACATAGAGGGGAAAAAACTAGCAGCGGGATTGACCTTATATTTGCGTCGTTTGATGTACCGGGCCAGAACACTGAATTCGCCCATGCAGGACCATCCAAATTGTCGGTGCTACATCAAGCCGATATCACCAGACCAGTAAGCCCGAACGCCCTATTGTTACAATAGGGCGTTTTCCTTTATGGAGCGGGCATCATGGCTTTCGGCTGGTTCAAAAAACGAACAATCGCGACCGCAGCGCAATCCGCCGTCGATACCCCTGTTGGTGGCTCGATGTTTTCAACGCATCGCGGCGATACTGTACGCAGTGACGAATCGCGCGCGAACACCGAATCTATCGTTGATACGTGGAATCGTTATCTGCTTGCATGGGCACCGCGACCGGTCGCCCCGGTAGGCACTGGCGACGATGACGATTCGCAAGGATGGAACGCCATCAAGTCGGCGTATGGACTGGCGCAACCGAATATCCCGGATGCCATCTTTCAATGGTTTGCCACTCAGACCTATATCGGGCCGCAGGCGTGCGCTATCGTGGCGCAACACTGGCTGGTCAAGAAAATCTGCCTGGTGCCCGCACGCGATGCCATTCGCCAAGGTTTCGAAATCATCAACGAGGTAGGTGAGGACCAACTTGACGATGACGTTGTTGCGGAGTACGCGCGATACGACAAGAAATTCAAGTTGATGAAACATCTGCTCAACTACGCGTACAACGGTCGCAAGTTCGGCATTCGCGTCGCGGTGCCAATCATCGACTCGCCCGACCCTGACTTTTACGAAAAACCGTTCAACCCGGATAGCATCCGACCCGGTTCATTCAAGGGCTGGTTCATGCGCGATCCGTATTGGATGTCGCCCATTCTGTCAGGTGACGCAGCAGGCGATACGACGTCGCCGGATTTCTACGAACCCACGTGGTGGCAAATCAACGGCAAGAAGTATCACCGCACGCATCTGTGCATCTTTCGCACGGAACAGCCCGACGATATCCTTAAGCCTGCTTACCTGTACGGCGGCATCCCGGTACCACAGGCCATCATGGAACGTGTGTACGCTGCGGAACGCACGGCCAACGAAGCACCGTTGCTCGCCATGACGAAGCGGCTCTATACGCTCAAGATGGGGGGCATCGAAGAAATGATGCTAAACAAGGACAAGTTTGATGAGTCCATGCAGTTCATGAATGTCGCACGCGACAACTACGGCGTGCGCATCATGGGCAGTGATGACGAAATGGAGCAGCTTGATACAGCGCTGACCGACCTGTCAGAAGTCATCGACAACCAGTTCGCATTAGCGTGTGCCGCTGGCGACGCGCCGGTCAACAAGATCATGGGTACCGCGGCGGGTGGATTTAGCAGCGAAGGGGAGTACGATCAATCGTCATATCGTGAAACGCTCGAATCAATGCAGATGCACGAATTGACGCCATTCGTTGAACGTCATCACCTGTTGACGAAACTGGCCTACATCATTCCGAAGTTCGGCACGCGCGGTCACGCGCAGACGACTATTAGCTGGATGCCGCTCGATGCGCCGACCGCAAAAGAGTATGCAGAAATCAACGAACTGAACGCGCGCGCAGACCTATCGCTTATCCAGACTGGTGCAATCAGCGATTCCGACGTCAACGAACGGTTGCGCAACGACAAGAACAGCGGTTACAGCACCATCCGGTCGATTGAGGAAGGCGAGCGCGAACCAGTCAACGGCGGTGAATTCACTGACCCGGAAGGCCCGCAACTTGGCACGCCCGGTAAGGTATCGGTGAGTGAAACGGAAGGCTCACCGACCGGCGATTCAATGGATACGCTGATTGAACGGCTCGTTGTCGAAGCGTTCAAGAATCACGGCATGTTGCTGACCTACATGCAGGAAAAGTAATGGGTCATCGACAAGTACGCGTTGTTGGTAAGCGTGCCGATTGGGCGCAACAGTTCGCTATCGAAAAGGTGCGCGGCAAGCCGTTGTTCATTGCCGGGCAGATTGCAACGAAGTATAGCGATACGTTGCAACACTACATCGAGCGCATGATTCGTGAAACCATGCGCGAAGTATTGGGTCTGTCTGATACGTTCGCGGCCGATAGCGTTGCATGGGCAATGGATGCGAGCGTTGCGAGTCAGGCCCGTATCCTGTCAAATGCGATGCGCGACAAGTTTGCCAGACTATTCGCATCTGTCGCGCAACCGTTAGCAGAGAAGATGACCGGTGCTGCGGAAAAGGATAGCGCACAGAAGTTGAATATCAGCCTTAAAGAAATGAGTGGTCAGTACGTTCTAAAAACTAACGTTTTCAACGACCAGCTACGCGATGTGCTGACAGCCAGCGTTGCGGAGAATGTAGCGCTTATCAAACGTATCCCTGAAAAGTATCTGGATAATGTACAGGGTGCGGTGATGCGCTCGATTCAATCGGGTCAGGGGCTGGCAGACCTTAAACCCGAACTCGACAAGTACGGCGTGACTGTCAAGAATTGGGCAAAGAATGTCGCGCTTGACCAGACACGCAAGGCATACAACGGAATCAACGCCGCGCGTATGCAGGCGTTGGGCGTCAAAGAGTTTGAATGGGTGCATAGCGGGGGTAGCAATCACCCCCGCGAATATCACCGTGACGTATTGAACGGTAAAATATTTAGCTTCGACAATCTGCCGCACCTTGACGGACCTAATACCGGCGAGAAAGGCATACCCGGCCAGGCACCATATTGCCGGTGTACGATGCGGCCGATTTTCAGATTCAACGATGACGACGAATAAGGGGCGTTGCGATGCCATTGGATAAAAGCGGTACGAAAGAAGCATTCGGCAAGAACGTCGCAACTGAAGAAGCGGCAGGCAAGCCACAGAAGCAGGCCGTTGCGATTGCCTATGCAACGGCAGGCGACGCGTCGACCGCAGCGGGCGTTGTCTATCATGCCAACGGTAAAATCCTGATGCTGCAACGACCTAACGGCGAATGGGGTTTTCCGGCCGGAACGATTGAGGAAGGTGAGACACCGGAAGCGGCAGCGCGGCGCGAGACAATCGAGGAAGTACAACACGCGCATCAGGGCGATTTGACAAACATCGGCGTATTTGACGGTTTCTTTACTGCTTTCTTTGCCGACGTCGAACCATTCGATGCGGTATTGAATGACGAACATATCGGCTCAGGCTGGTTCACGCTCGACGCATTGCCAACGCCGTTGCATGGTTGCAGCGCCAATGTCATCGCCTGCATATTCAATGCAATTGCAGGTGACAGGTCAGATACCGTCAAGCAGTGGGATATCAACGGGTTCTTTGAAGTAATGGACAACCCGGTGTCAAAGGTCGGTGTATTTAACTACCTTGGCAAGAACATTCCACAGGAAATCGACAAGGGCAATGCGGGTCAGTTCTTTGCGGTATATCGTCCAGCATCAGAACTGGCAGACCCGGCCTGTATCGCAACGTTACGTCTGAAACCGTGGATCATCGATCATACGATGATTGGCGATGGTACGGGCGGAACAGTCCAGATTGAAGAAAAGAAAGCACGTGGCGTTACTGGTGAACGTGGTTGGTTCGACCCCAACGATGATTATGGAACGTTGAAAACCAACATCATGTGCTGGTCCGAATTTCTCGCCGCAAGCATTGCGTCGGGTAAAACCCCGTTGTCACTCGGTTACCGTTGTGTATACGAGTATGCGCCGGGGGTGTTTGAGGGTGTGCCTTATACTTATGTGCAACGGCGCATCCGTTTCAACCATCTGGCATCAGTCGATGACGGTCGAATGGGGCCGGAAGTTGCTGTTATGGATGGTCTATCAACTACGGAGAAATCTGCAATGACCAAAGATCAAAAGGCGAAGCTGATTCGCGCCAAAACAAAGACGCTTGCAGGCACGGTCAAAAACCGCCTGATGGCCTTTGCCATGGACGCAGAAGAAGCAATCAAGGATGGCAAGGACGATGGTGGTGAAATGAAGCAGGCCGTTGATGCCATCAACAAGGCCGTGCCGCTGCTCGAAGCGCTCGAAGATATCAAGTGCGTTGGTGAATCTGACGAACTCGGCATGGACGAAGACGGCGCACCGTCAACGCCGGTTGGCGACACCGCGCAGATGCCCGGCGACGAACGCAAGAAGGACGCGAACGGACTCGATGCTGACGACCCGACGAAGAAGAAACCCGACGAAGGCGAGAAGGAAGGCAAAGGCATGGACGCTGCGGAAGTCGCACGCATCGTTGATGCTGCAGTCAAGAAGGCCGTCGCTGGTATGGGCAAAGGTATGGACGCGCGTGAAGTGGTTCGTGTCGTTGCTGATCGTGACGCGCTGGTCAAGAAGTGCGGCCCGCACATCGCTGATTTCGCCAACATCGCCGTTGCCATGGACGCGCAGGACGTCGCTGAATACGCCGTCAAGGCGCTGGAAATTCCGGCAAGCAAGGGTCAGGAAGTGACGGCGCTTGAAGCCTGGTTGCACAAGCGCCTGCCTGCTCACCAACTGCCTACTGCTACCGCTGGCGACGCGGCCGACAAAAGCAGGAAGCCGTCGTTCATGTCCAAGCAGATTGCCGAACGCAAGTAACGGCACCGCTGCAAACAGTCAACTTCATAGGAGCATGTAACCATGGCTGGTACTTTTCAACAAGCAATCAACTACGATTTCGGGTTCGGCATCCCCGGCGAAATCTCGCGTGACGGCCCGTTGCGGGCACATATCGGCTATCTGCTTGCGGCCGGTGGCGTCACGACGAACAATTCATTCGGCAACGTGTTTACGTTGAATGCCGATGGCAAAACGGTCGGGCCGGGTGGTACGGGCGCGGTATGGGGCATCCTTGCCAATCCGAAGCAGCACGTTTCGATGGGCAATTCCAATGGTCCGCTCGCGCCGAACTTCCTGTTGCCCAACAACGTTACAGCCGACTTCGTTGAATTCGGTAAGGTCATCGTTCCGTTGTACGGCACCAAGGCGGCGGTAGCTGGTCTGCAAGTGCAGTTTGCTACCGCTACCGGTCAAATCTCGATTCCGGCCGCTGCCGGTACGCCTGATGCGGGCAACACGTTGCTGGCGGCAACGGTCGAAGACTACGGCCAAACGTCGGAAGGCGGCGCGCTGATTCTGCTCAAGATCAATCTGTAACGTCATACGCGGCGCGAGTCGCCGCGTAGTCTGAACAACTCGATACTACGGAGTTAAAGCAAATGTTGAAATTCACTGAAAAGAATGTGTCGCCAACGCATTCGATGTTGGGTGCCCGTACCTGGAAACCCATTGAGGTATCAGAGGCGGATGTCGTTGAGTACAACGCACTGAAGCAGATTGGTATCGGCTTCGACCAGGCGTATATTCACGAACTGACTGAAGCCGTCAAGATGGCAGCGACAATGGATAGCAACGACGTCGGCATTCTGCCGGTGCCGGGCGCAATCCAGTCCGTCAACGCAATTCCGGCGCTTGTGCAGTTCCTGCAGGCATGGATGCCCGGCTTCGTCAACTTCATCACCGCCGCGCGCAAGATCGATGAACTGATTGGCATGGCAACCATCGGTTCGTGGGAAGACGAGCAGATTGTGCAAGGTATGCTGGAACCGACCGGCAACGCGATTCCATACGGCGACTACAGCAACATTCCGCTTTCGTCGTGGAACGTCAACTTCGAATGGCGTACCGTCGTACGCTTCGAAATGGGCATTCTGGTCGGGCTGTTGGAAGAAGCGCGCGCCGCACGTATGCGCGTTTCTTCGAGCGGCGAAAAGCGTGGTCAAGCCGGTCGCGCGCTCGACATTCAACGCAACCGCGTTGGTTTCTACGGCTTCAATGACGGCGCAGGCCGCACATACGGGTTCCTGAACGATCCGTCGTTGCCTGCCTATGCCACGTTGCCTGATGGCGCGACGTCGGGTACAACGACGTGGAACACCAAGACGTTCAACGACATCACAGCCGACATCCGGCTTGGTATGTACACGCTCGAAGTGCAGAGCATGGATACCATCGACGTTGAGAAAACGCCGATCACGATGGCGATTCCGATGGGCAAGAACCAGTTCTTGACCGTTACGCAGTCCGTTGGCGGTATTTCGGTTCGCCAGTGGATTCGTGACAACTATCCGAATCTGCGTATCGTGACGTGCCCGGAACTGACGGATGCCAACGGTGGCCTAACGGCGATGTACTTCTACGCCGAACGCATCGAAGACGGTTCCAGCGATGACGGCAAGGT